GGTCACGGATACGACTGCTTTCAATACGGCGGTTTCGGTATTCCTGGCGAATTACATTGACCAGCAGCAGGCGCTCGGAGACAGTAGTGGATACGGCCTTTTCGATCTGGTATAATGGGCTATATTTCATTATGGCGGGGTGTTCCCGCCTTCTACAAGGGGAAAAGTATGCTCGTTAAATTTCCATATTCCATGCTCGGGGGTGACCTTCTTTACAAGATCGTTCAATATGCGGCGCAAAAATGCGACCTGGCTACCCGTAAGGCCGCCTTTACTCTTTCCAAGGCGGTTGAAAAGGCCACGGTAGAGTATAAGCGCGACCATGACCGCATATTTTTCATCTATTCCAAAGAGGCTCCCGCCAACTTCCCCAATGCCGGGGCGCGGATCATTGAAGCCGCTCTAATGAGCAGCGATGAATATGAGGAATACCTAAAAGCCGTGGATGCTTTGAACGCTAAAGAGGGAGAAGCGGAGTGGACGGAAGAAAAACCAAAAGTCAAAATTCCTTCCAACGTTCTCGCCAAGCTGCCACAATTTGAGCTAGAGGCCATCGAGGTCTTTTTCGATGTTCAAGAAGGCCCAGCCGAGGAAGTCAAGAAGTAATGCGAACGGTTATCGCCACGGTTTGTTTCGGCGGGGTGGAGTATTTCACCCTAGCTGAAATAATGTTTGAATCCTTGGCGAAAGTAGGCTCCACGGCAGAAAGGGTTTGCATAGGGGATAGGGAATACCCCTTTAATCCTGCTTTGGGCGTAACGTGTGTGGTACTGACTAAATCTCCTTCCATGAAGGCTAGCGCAATGGGGAGTTTGGGGCTTAAATCCGGTAATTATGGGATGTTAGTCGATTCGGACATGGTGTTTACCAAGAATCCAGACTTTCTCTTTTGCGGTGATAAGGTCCGAGTCTCAACTACCGCCGTCCCCCTTGCTTCTACGTCATTTTCTTTCAATAGGATGTACTTCACCGAGGACGAGTCTCGGTCAATCCCATTCTCTAAGCCGTGTATCAATACAGGGTTGATGGTCTTTCCCGGTGCAATTGCGGGGTGGTTTTCAAAAGCCTGGGGAGATTTCCACGGACAGTCAATAGGTGATGATGACGGTGATTACGTCACTGTTTGCGACCAACCCGCTTTAGAAGTTCTCCTTTGGCGCGGCGTTCTCAAAGCGGAATACCTACCCACTACTCTCATGCACTTCCCGGCAGGGACAAAAAACCAGCCTCACGCTGACTCTATCTGCCTTCATTTTACAGGTTATGCCCGTAATCAAGAAGGTAAAAGGCGCATAGCGGAAGATATGAGGAAAGCCGTATGACTCCCTACGGCCATTTTACAGACGGGGAAAAGGCTTTATTCCTGCAAGGCCTTTCCAAGGCTCACACCTACCTGGAATGGGGTATGGGGAATTCGACCTTATGGGCTCTTGAAACCAAAGTGGAGAAGGTTATCGCGGTCGAAGGATGCGAAGGTTACTTAAAAGATTGGGTCAACCAGCAAGCGCCCATTGTGTGCGCACAAAAACAACGCCGCCTTAGAATCGTCAAATCCGACACGGGCACAACCAGGCCTTACACAGAACCGGACGTAAACCTTACTCTAATGGGTATGGCGTACTCGATGCCTAAGACGCGCCAGGTTCCAGACTTTGCTTTAGTAGATGGAAGGTTTAGGGTTGCTTGCGCGATCACTTGCGCTTTAATGAAAATTCGCAAGGTGGCGGTGCATGACTTCAATGGCAGGCCCCATTACAAGGCCATGCTAGAGTTTTTTGAGATTATGTCCGAGGCAGATTCTATGGTCATGCTTAGGCTAAAACCAAGAATCAATATCAAAGAAGCCTTAACTCGTCGCGCCGAATACTTCAAAGACCCTCGGTAAAAATGTCCCCCAATGATGACAAAACCGATCAGGCGATAGGGCGACTCGTTCGCCTATCCTTCAAAAATCCCGTAGTGGTGGGGTTAATCGGTATTTGTATCGGTGGGCCAGCGGGGAGTTACTTAGAAAAAGTAAACCAAAACCCCCGTATTGACTCGATTATGGTCATGCAGCGGGACATATTGGTTGCTGCTGGGCAAATTAAGCCCCTCCAAGACACGGTAAAGGACTTGGGCATCCGTGTTGCCAAGATCGAGGACGCAGACCGTAGACTGGCCTATATGGCCCCTAGAAAGAAAAGTCTTGGGAGAAGGTGGGAACGGTGAAGGAGTCCATCCGACTTGTCTATAAAAGGCTGTACCCTTACAAATACAAGCTGGTCGAACCGCTAGTAATCCAGACCGATATTTACCCTGAATCGGACATCATTCACGAATACTTTGCGATCTACAAAGACGGCCTAATGACCATTAACGCAGGATATTCGTTCGATGGCGCAAGCGGCCCCGCTATTGATACCGAGAACTTTTTGCGGGGGGCGTGCGCTCATGATGTGCCTTTTCAAGCCGCTCAATTATGCTATCCGCTTCCCAAAGACTGGCGCGAAAAGGCTAATAAGATGCTCGTTCGCTTGACCCGCGAGGACGGTATGAGCTGGATTCGGTGTAAGTGGGTCTATGCTGCCGTTTCCATGTTCGGACGCGGATTGCCAAGAGACTTGAACAAGTACGATGAAATCCTGATCGCCCCATGATACCCAAAGACATAGACAACCCCAAAACACTGGGCGACAAGCAGCGCCTTTTCGCATACCTCCTGGGGCTACTCATCGCCCGCGCTTACAAAAATGGATACGCGCTATCCATGGGGGACGTTTTCGACGCGGACGGCGACGGTGGTCACATGAAGAACTCCGTCCATGACCTAAAACTGGCCGCCGACCTGAATCTGTTCTCTCGGGTGAACGGGAAATGGGTTTACCATACCAGCGCGGAAGCCCATGCTGGCCTCGGCGCTTATTGGAAGTCCCTCCACCCCCTATGCCGATGGGGAGGCGATTTCGCGAGTAAGGACGGCAACCATTACAGCTTGACGCACGGTGGCCGCGCCTAAGTTATAAGGTAAATGTCCTGACGGCGGCGTTCGGATCATAAGCAGTTCCTGATCTTAAAGGCAATATGTCCCGCGAGTCCGGTTTTCCGGTTATCTCTCCATCGACTACCCAAGTGCAGGTCAAGCGCGTTCCCGACACTGAATAGATAGCACAAGTCAAAAATGGTATCCCAATCTAAAGAGGCAATGCGAGCGGTTAGCGCCTCGTTATCGTCGTTGTATTCTTTTTTCAGTAGCAGCGCAAAAGCACGCGCAGAATCCTCGTCAGCTTCTGCTTCCACAACATGTGGCGGTTTCGTATGCGGCATAAAAATCTCCGTGCTAGTGTTCGGCGCTAACCGCCGCAATGGGTTCGACTTTTAAGCCCTGTATTCCCTTATCTTCGACTTCCTTAGCGTTCCCCCCTCCTTCACTATTACCCGATCCGATAGGACGTGAATCTCCCTTGTGATCTTCACGAACGGAAGCGTTTGCCAAGAGAACCAGAAAATCGTGTGATCCGCAAGGACTTCCATACGGGATTTCACCCTCGGCGGTTTCGCTCTCCATGTAGGGGGTAAAGCCCCTTTAGGAAGGCATTCAGCTAGGGAAGAGGAAGTCAGGGATTCTTGAAAATTGAACGAGGTGTAGGGCTTGCAGCGGTGGAGCCAGCCATATATCGGCTTGGTTTTTACCGCAGGCGGAATCAACTTGTGGGGAACCGCCGTTTTCCAGTCAAAGTCCATAGCGCGGCCCACCTCACCCCAAAACGCGAAATACCCCGCCTCTAGGTGGTGGTGGAGATTGCGGCGGGGCTCGGGATCGGCGTCCAGTGCGATAAGTAGGTATGCCGTAACTTTCCCGTCTTCCTTCCACCTTTTACAGAAGTAGGATGGGGTTGAAACCATGTGCGCCTGCTCGTAAGGAGCCCCCCATCCACCTACTGAACACTCAGGAAGCGGTATTGACCCGTCAGGAGCCGAAATAGCCCGGTAGGAGGCGTCTAGTTCGTTCATGGCTTGCACAACCTCACCCGGCAGCCAGTGGCGGTTACGGTACCATTCTAGCCCTGTACGGGTGTATGCCCAGTAGCTTGCGCTTTCCTTCCAGTACCCGTTATGACGTAAGACGTTGAATTGGGAAATGGCGGCGGCAACGTGGGCCTTTTGAAGGCCCCCCGTTACCGTATCTGCCATAATCAGCCTGTTTCTAAGCGTGAGATTGGTAGGGGTGATTTTTTCTTGGGCCAATCCGATAGGCCAGAACTCGAAAATGCTTTCGGGTTCGGCTTCTCCCTCAAAGACCCTATCCTGCGCTTTGGCCCACTTTCCTGTTATGGCAGGATTCATCCTTCCCACTCCGTGGTGGCCCGGACGTGTTCCTCGGCCCCGTTTTTGAAGCCGGGGAGGAATTTCACCCCGATCGTATAGACAACGGCGGGCCGCCAGGTCTCGCCGCAATACTGGCATGCGTGGGTGTGGTGCGGCTTTGTGGCGAATTCCCCAACGTCGAGGTGCCGCTCAGAGCACTCGGGACAGTAGATCAGCATCGGGATCGGCGCGGGTTTGGGGGCAGGATTGTGCATGTCCATGATCGCGGCTGGATTCTTGCAACCGATCACGGAACAGGTCAGCGAACCTACGCTGTTGACGAACAGGGATTCCGAACGGCATGATGGGCAGCGAATACCCTTGATTGAGCTTTGCATCCTATTCTCCTTCTTTGGCCGGGGTGGCTTTCCGCATCAATCTCCGGACTTTATACGGGTCTGCTTCGGACGTTCTCACGCGGTGGGTCCATGCCGTCTCTTTCCCGAGCGTCGTAATTACCCACGTTGTGCCAACGGCTTCGACTCTGACAATTCTCTGGCTGGACCCTGTTTCGGGACATACCAAAAACAGGTGCTTTAGGGCAGTCAGGTCATTGGGTTTCTTCGGCATTTTCAGTTCTCCATGTTGTGGTAGAGGGGGCGCGGGCGGCGGCGCGGTCCGGGTGATTCTCGGTATAGAAGTATTCTGGTTCGTATTCCTTACCGCTATCATCGCGCACCATCGCTACTTCTGCGAAGTTCCAGCATTCAAGGCGGTTCATAACGTCGATTCGGAGAAGCCCGGTTTCAACGTCAATGTCGTACATCGGCCACCACCAATCCCTGTCTCCGAATTTGCGGAGATAAAGTTGTCCGAGGCTATTGATTTTATTCGCGTCTAGTCGGTCGTTCATGTGACATCCAATTCGATGTAGTGTTCGCCGTAGCCGTCTGACAGTTTTAATTTTCCAGTTACATCCGCGATAAAGCCGTCCTCCCCGACTTCTTTTCCAAGAGCGTCAAGCAGTAAACTTTCCTCTTTGGATTCCGAAATCAGCAAGAGAGAGCGCAGCGATGTAATGCCATTGGCGGTCTTTATCCGTGTTTCGATTCTCATCCTAACCTCCCGCCATCCCAAGCCTCAGTTGGATCGCGCTTCTCGGGAACGGCGGCGGGAGGATGCAGGTAGAGGGGAATGGTGTAGTCACGCACCCAATTAGGGCACCTGTCGGGGTCGGACAAGTAGCGCTCGCGACTGGTGTTGTAAAGAATCTCATGCGCGTATCCAGATTCCTTTATCCATGCCACGGGAGCCTCCCCCTCGTCCCGGCCCCCCGCACGAAGGCGGCGCAACCCTGCCTCGATTGAATTCAGTTCGTTGTGCGATAGCCCGTAGTGCTGGATTACGGCGGCGCGTACAGCCTCGTTGTGGTTGTACAGGGCATCCAGCACCAGTCGGACATGAACAAGGAAGTCGGCAGCCTTTATCACATCCGCGACTTCCGGCGTCTCGCCCTCGGGGGCTGCGGGCTCCCGCTCGGGACCGATGAAGGCCAGCAGGTTTTCCCCTGCCTCGCGAACCCATTTCGCGTAGTCGGATATTTCGGAAATGCCGCCGTAGCTTCCGGTTTCGATGGTCAATATTTTGACGCCGTTCACGCTCACCTCGACCGCGAAAAACTCCACGTCCTCGGGCTTCAGTTCATTCGGCAGGGGGGCGGCTAACCGTTCAAGGGCTCCCGCAATAGTTGTGCAGTGTTCAGTGATTGGATATTCCAAGCAGTGGGCTAACGCCTCCCGCTCTTTATCGGTGAGAGTCATGGCTGGGCCTCGCTGGCAGCACCCAAGACGCGCCGTATTTCGTCCGCTTTGATTCTTTTCCCGGCTTCGAGCCCAGAATCAAACGCCCACCTTCTCAGGTGCGCGGCTTCCTCAACTGTCGTAGGCATCGTGCAAAAGTGGTCGCCATCATTTTCATGGATCTGGATTCGTCCGTTCGGGCTTACGACCGTGAAGTATTCGTCGTTGCCGAGTTTGAATGACCGCCCTTGATCTTCGCTCATTTTCTTCCACTCCTTCTCTCCCGCTATGGGCGGGGGTTAAGCCGCTGAGGTGGGGTTTGTAGGAATTTCTTTCGCCAACTCCTGCTCGATTCTCCATACCAAATCTTCGGCCATCATGCCGCCGTTCTGACGCATGCCGAGGGCGGCGGCGAACACTTCAATCACACCGACTTGCGCCGATAGGATTTCGTTACTTCTCCGCAGTCCCCGAATCTCAGAAACAGCCTGTCTCAATAGTTCATGTTTCATTCTTGCTCTCCTTTGCCCTATGGGCGGTGTTGCCCAACACGGGCGCTTGTTGTTTCCCAGCAGCTATCACGGTAAGGCGGTGTATGGGTGAACCCGCATTCCTTGTACTTCACCGGGTTCTCCCCTGGATCGGTGGGGTTTTGGGCGGCGCAGGCGAGGAAATAAAACCACGCCGCAACGGCTATCGTACCGAGGATAAAAGGTTTCATTTCTTCCCCAATCTTAAAATGAGGATTTCTGCCGTTGTGTCTGACATTGGTTCACCTTTCATCCATCCCGTTATTTGGCTTTCAGCCTTACCGCAAGCGGAAGCAACTAATCGCCATTTACCGAGGCGTTTATAGGTGGATCTGAGAAGGGAAAGGGCGGTGTTTTGTGGGGTCATTTAGACGGCCTCGGCTAGCATGGTTGCGCGTAGGGTTTCAGCATCCCAAAGGCGGCGGCGACCGCCACCACGGAGAACAAGGCCAACCCCCTCTAGCTTGAGCTTTGCTTTCATTGCGCGAACCCCAAAAAGTGACCGTTTGGATTCTACCGCTATATCTTCATCGGTTGCCCCCTGCTGCCAACGGCTAGCAAGATACGCGATTTCTGCTTGCGACCAAGGCTTATCGCTTCGCCCTAGCTTATGCCCTTTTGTACGCTGTTTGAGAGGAATTCCAGCTTTTCGCAACCGTTGAACTTGCTTCAAAACGGTTTCTTGCTTCATTTTAAGCTCGATGCAGATGTCGATTAGCTCAACCTCGGAAGCCCAAAGGCTCATAAGGGTTTTCAATTCATCGTTAGTCCACTTGTGTCCGTTCATAAATCCTCCTTATTGTGTCCCCTTAATCTAGGTATCTAAACGCGATTGTCAATAGAAAAGTAAACTATTTTTTCGCCCTCTCAAACCGCCCATTTTTGCCCCTTGGCCTTGAAGTCATGCGGTTTATTTTGGCCTTTAATGATCTGGCTTTATCAATAGCCACGGTTCGACGGCTGCTACAAAGTCCGGTAGGTTCCTGAATACATGGCCTCCCAAGGCTTTAACCCATTTATTCTGCCAGTCGGTTGTCACCCCTGTTCTTGATTTAAGTTCCACGGCCAAATATTCTTTTTGGTTCGGGTGGAATATACAGATGTCAGGAAATCCCCGAACGTCTTTTGCGGCGTTATTTCTGACCCCCCATTCTCTCGGATTACTCCCCTGAGTAAACCCTGCGACAAGTAGGAATTGCGGGATATGCAAGTACACTATCCCCCGATCTTCCAACCACTTTTCGCAAGCCTCTTGCAAAGGCTTTTCTGTCTTGGCATCGTCCTTACTGAGCACCCGTCTTTTTTTGGGTTTCAGTTGACGGGCGAACTTTAGTCCCAGGTCTTTGGGATTTACTGTTATTGGCACGTTTCACCTTCTTTCGTGGACGCTGGATTAGAGCGGATAGCCATTCGGATTTAGGGCGGTATCGGGTGGGCTTTTGGAATGATGGGGTCACGAATATTTCCAAAGGAACCATGCAGCGGTTACGGCTAGCGAAAAGACGAATATCGCAGCCATCCTAGTAGACCAAACATACGTAGTTGGCAAGTACCAAAAAATAAAAAATCCTGCAACTGCAAGTCCCAATTCAAGAAAAATCCCAATCCATGTTGTTAAATCTCGTTCCATCCTACTCCCCCTCACTTACAGAGGCGGCGGGATTGCCGCGCTCGGGTTCTTGACCTGCTGACTTTTCGTATTTAAGGATTATTTCTTCGTGATTGTCAGGCTTCCCCTTTGGGCCGCAATCCAAGCACTTCCAATAAAACTCAACCATTACGATCGAATCCGCTTTTGTCTCAATCCTAACTCCATCAACGGAAAGGCTTTTAGGTTGCGTAATTGCATACCTTTGGAGGCCTGTATCAACCCCATGTTGGCAAGTTTTCATCCTTTCCCTCCCTTATCTTCCGTTGGGGTCAACGTATCAGAAATGTCTTGTCGCAATGTGGGCATAGAATCTCCCCGTGATGAATCTTTTTTGTGACTATCGCAAGATTTTCCAAACGGTTGTCGTTTTTTATGGCGTTTATATGGTGTACGTTTTCCCAAGGATGAAGTGGCCTCCCCAAGCTGTCCGACATGACCAAGCGATGCTCCGCAATCATTCCGGTAGAATTCGCGTTGGGATGTTCGGGCCTTCGTAACCATATATACCCCCATTTGTCGGTCTGTCTGCCACCCTTCCACGATGTTGACTCTGCGCCTTTCTTGTTCCATGTCATCACCCCTTTTGTCGCCGCCCAAGGGATTTTTATTTTCCCCTCTTTAAAAAGCCGCTTCCTTGTTTCGCTGTGCTTTTTGGTTGCCTCTGGACTTCTAACCCTCCCCTTATTGGCTAAAGAGATTTTTTTCTTCGTTTCTTCCGTCTGTTTGTGACCCATGATTACCTCCTATGGTAAATCTATCATGGCTATTATTATCTGTCAACGGTAAAACAGTCTGGCACATCCTTTTCGCGGCCACCTCGCAATACCGCTCTTCCAGCTCGATCCCAATAGCTTTTCGCCCTAGATCGGCTGCTGCTCTTAAAGTCGTACCTGACCCCATGAATGGGTCGAGGATGGTGTTGGTTTCTCCTGCGAGTTGGATGCACCATGACATTAGTTTCATTGGTTTTTGCGTTGGGTGTTCTGCGCCGTCCGTCATAAGCGCAACTCGGTTAAGCGTCATAATTCGTAACGCCCCCCCCCAGCGATGTCCATGCCAACTCGCCGTCAGATTGATTTATGCGTTGCCCTTTATCCCAAACGAGCCATTTCATTTCAGCTGGCAAGAAATCCGCGAAATAATTGCCTCCCCAAATTATATGACGGACGGCAGCTGAAAGGATAAGGTCGAACGTCTCTTTTGATGGTCGTTCTTTATCCCACCCTCTAAATTCATATGCCTTTCGGCCACCATGCTTCCCTGTTGACTGCGCCTGTCCATCTTTTTTAATCCCATACGGAGGATCAGTTAGAACCAAATCTACAACAGGGGCAAGTAATGGCAGGATTTCCCGGCAATCACCGTGATAGATTGTCACAGCATCATCGGAATAATACGGCGTTGGAAGGCTCAATCTATCCCCCTTGTGAATGCTTCGGCGTTGACTTTCTTGTAAGCCTCGATTAAATCCGCAACAAAATTGGACGCAGGCTTTCCAGCTTTCGCGGCCAGTTCTTGTATTTCCAGCTTGTCCCATGCGAAAACCCGTAAATGGGTGTGTTTGTCTTTCATTCTCCCCCCACAATTCGTCTCCTGAGTCCGGCGAAAAAAGTCCGGTGTTCCTCTTGCGCTTTTACTCGCTCTTCCTCGGTTAGTCCCTGCCACATTTCGTCCCATTCTTTCGCGTGGGCCAAAGCCACTGCCCCGTATTGCCGCCCCCCCCCTAATTGCAGCGTTTTCGCCGTTGACGGCTCCCGCCATGCTTTTGCCACCGTCCCGGGGTTACAATGGAAATTCCCCGCCAAAATCAACCCTTCGTCCACAGCCTCAGAAAGGCACCTTGTAGGGATTTCTTTCCAGACCCTTAGCGCGTCCTCAACCAGCAGCGTTAAACGGGCCTGAGACGGCGGTTCTGCCCCCTGAGACATTGCTATGCGTCTAAGCTGGACTTCTACCGCCTTCCGGCGTTCCTCCGAGGTCTCTAAGGAGGGATTCGGCTGCATCATCGAGCTTTTGCCCACGAGATTTGAAATGGGTTCCATTTTGTCCTTTCAGGGGAAAAATCCCCGTCCAGCCATTTTCGGCAGATTCATTGAGGATTTTAATCGCGAGGGTAAGGTCTGAGCCAGATATTCGCACCAGCTTCCGGTACGCAGCCTCTGGCGGCTTAGACTTCCGAGCCTTTGTCCACTCGCTCCAAGCCTCGGAAAAGAGAGGGTCTGAAAACCATGGTCCGATTTCGGCCTTATCCTTTATCCTAACTCCATTTTCAATTCCCTTTTCCCTTTCCTTGTCACGGTTTGGTTGAAGGTCTGTTAATGTAACCGTTAACACCCCGTTAACATACTGTTCTCCAAAACCATCTGGCCAAGGCATTTTTGCTTCCAAAGGAGTTTTGTTTCCCTTTTTGTAATTGCATTGTTTGCATGAAGTTACAAGATTTTTTTCCGTGTTTTTCCCACCCTTTGCATAGGGAATAACATGATCTATGCAGCGTGACCGGATACTGTTTCTAAGGTCTATTTTACAATAAGAGCATGAATAACCATCACGCTCATAAATTTTGGCTCTAATTGTGGCGTTAGGGGGTCTATCATAGTCCGTTAACACCCCATCTAAGGCAGGTATTTCGCTAGGTGGTTCATCCCTTCCCGGTAATTGATGCCTAGACCAATTTTTTATTAGGCCATAATCTGCCCCTGAGACTGAATATTTACGGATTAGATCAATAGACAGAAGTTGGTCTAAAACTTCTCCCATATTGAATTCAATAAATGGCAAGATGTCCAGTTTCAGAGTTTTTGGTTTCCAGTTAAAGCGCCCTTCCCGATCAGCTTGGCACCATAATCCAGTAAATACCAGCATTGGTAATGCACCGAACGACTGTAATTCTTCGTGACGGAAAAACTCGGGCTTGATGTTTCGAATCCTAGCCATTAGATAAGCCCTTCTGAGAGGGTTTCCCATGCAAGTTTAACCACTCTTGGAACTTGTCCGTTTCCAATGACTGCAAGTCTGTCCATCCCAAAGGCCACATCATGACCAATTCGGCGAATAAGGGGTTCAGGTAAATCGGATCGGCCTCGCAAATCCTCAATCCCTCGGACATCTTCGCCCCACGGAAATCTTTTGAACCGATATATCTTTTTTTGGAACTTCCCTTGTTCTCGTTCTTCCCAATGGTGGGAAGAACGAGACGCGCTAAAATCGTCTCTAGGTTTGGAAATTTCTGTTGAGCCGTGTTTTCGGTTATTCTTGCCCCCATAGCTGTACAACTTCTCGGCGTTGGCAGCTTTAATCCAGATTCGTTTTCGTAAGTGAACACCGCCAACATCGGCGCATGAAAGCACTCCCCATCTTGCATCATACCCCATTCTGGCCAAGTCTCCGAGAACGACGCCAAGCCCCCGAGAAGTGAGTATTGGGGAGTTTTCCACAAATGCGAATTGGGGTTGAATCTCGCGAATGATCCGCGCCATCTCGGCCCAAAGTCCTGATCTTTCTCCCGTGATTCCCGCGCCCTTTCCTGCTGCGCTAATATCCTGGCATGGGAACCCTCCGCAAACAACATCGACGAGCCCTCGCCATGGGTTTCCGTCAAAGGTTCTGATGTCATCCCAAATTGGGAACTTTGGAAATATCCCGTCTCGCTGTCTTTGGAGTAAGACTTTTCTTGGGTAAGGTTCAATCTCGACAGCACAGACGGGGGTATGTCCGAGAAGGATTCCACCGAGGATACCCCCCCCTGCTCCTGCAAAAAGGTGTAGCTCACGCAAAGAATCCTCCACAAATAATCCGAACCCACCCCTGTTGAGGATGTGACGCAACGCCAACCGCGACAATGCGCGTGGGGTGGGCTGGATTAAATTTGGATTGGTTCGGCATTGTCGAATGGGTTAACGTGCGTCATGTTTTGAAAGATAGTGAAATATTGCGCTCCCCGCATGGGGAAATTCACTTATTTTTCTTGACCGAATTCAAGTACCTAGGCGGCGACCCATCCCCTATCAAACAATCCTCATGTAGGGCCACGGTAAGGCGGTCTAGGGACGCGCAAGCACGGTCAACGGATAAGTACAGCATCCACGCGATAAAGCAGATTGTAAGGGCTTTAATGATTCTCATGCTAGTACCGCGCCCCTCTATATCCGCATTCACAAAAAATCGGTATTTGTGGTGGATGCGACGTCAAAACCATGTATGGATTGTCTTCTAATTCTTTGCCACATTTAGGGCATTCTATACCATTGAAGTTTCTGGGTGGGTTCATAAACCTTCCCAATGCCTCTTTGTTGTGGTCTTCAAGTGATTTCATTTTGCAGCCTCATTCCATAGTTTACCCGTTGACTTGTCGAACAGGATAACGGTGGATTTCTTGGGTGGAAGGTTCTGGGGAGGAAATGGGTAAAACCACACCTTATTTTTCTCATGTTTTCTAGTGCTCATTGCAATACCCGCCAGCCGTAGACATGCGCCCCTGTCTCCGTTTCGCGCAGAAAATGGGCGTCAGTAATCCCAATACCGTTTGCCCGTAGCTTCCTTATTTTATCCCGGGCCGACACGCATCCGGTGATCCCGCATATTTCAAGGGATGTAAACCACTTCTTAGGTGATCGGGTCATACGGTTAGCAAGTTTGATTTCCTGCCAGTTTAGTTTGCCTTGGTGCTGGTCTTTATGTGATTTCATGCTGCTTCCTTTCGGTTTGTTAAATCAGTCAATGGGCGTCTTACCCTCTTCCGCAATGATTGGGTTCCTCGGGTAGCCCGTGGGAGAAGAATATTGGGGCGGCGTAGTCTGGGCCATCCTTTACTCCGCGCTTACCTTGTACACGGGGCGGCATTTTTTTTAAGTGTAAATGCTTCTCGCAAAAACCTTTATAATACCCCCTGTATCCGTTCTCGTTTATAGTTTCTCCGCAAAGATCGCAGTCTTGTATTAGCTTGCTTTTGGTCATTTAAAACCCGCTCCCATGGATAGGCCGCTTATATCCTTGTGGCCCTCCAAAGGAAGGGACGGACGCAACGTGTCCACTATGATTTAAAACCTTCTTCCCGGCCTTCTTGGGGATGGCATTCGTCTTGTTCAGGTGGACGGCGCATAGGGCATTCGTGCGGGTACGCTTGCCACCTTCACCAACGTATTCGCCACAAAAGTCGCAGTGGGATTGTAGGTATGGCATTATTTCCTCCGAATATAAGGCCGTAGGAGTGCCTTAATTTTAACGTGCTTTCTGGTAGCGGCCATTCCCCAAAGTCTCCCGCATGGGAGTAAGTCTGTCGGCAAAACCTTCTCCCCGATTTTCAAGAATCGGTAACCCCTAGGAGTCTTGGGTATGCTGGGAGACTTCCAGACTACTTCTGTCCCAAATATTGGGTGCATCATTTTTACAACCAAAATCGCCCCCATGCTCATTGTTTGGTTTTTCATCTATTCCCCTTGGTACAAATATTCACGTTGAAACCGCTCCCGCCATGCCTTTGATTTTTTTGGGTCTGGTTCTTCAATGAAAACCCCATGTTCTTGCGCCGCCCAAATCAAAGTGTTGTCGATTAGGGTAGCCATACCGGGGCAGTCAAGGTCTGAAACGTGGACTAACCGTTTAAGCGGTGCGCCTCCTTTTGGGTTACGTTCTAGCTTGAAAGAAACCGCTTCCAATGTCCGATAGTAAGTCTCTTTCATGTCCTTGGTCTGCCAGATTTCTTTTGCAACTACTCCAAGGATAGGCCCGAAAAAAGCCCCGTCTTGATTCCCTAGCTCCCCTTCACGGCCTCTGGTACGGCGTTTCTTTTGCTCCTTTACATCCACCTTGATCACCTTACCGGGATGTTGGGCATAGGCTTTAAAGGTTTCCTCCTTTGCCCTATCCGATACCGTGCCGTCAGGCTTTACGTTGATTAGCATGGCTAGATTTTCCCTTCCACGCAGCGAGGATTATTTTTCAAGCGCCTATGCGCGGCGGCGTAGTAGTAGTCAAGAAGTTTCGAGAATGAATTGAAGTCCCGGTCTTGCCGTTTCGTGTAGTCTTTCCATTCTGGAATACCCGTTTTCTTGTCAAGGCGAAGAATCCCGCAGCCGTAGATTTCTTCCCCCGTCTCAGCCATGTATGCGGCCCTGTAAGCCGCGATCTGGGGCCCAAAGGTATCATAGAACCCCCCCGAAGATTTGAAGTCCACGACATACGTTTTCCCGTCTATTAGGGCCACGGCATCCAGGGTTCCGGCATAGTGTAGGTCAGGGTGGTAAACGGTCAATTCGGATTTAAGCCACGTAACCTTATTGGCCTTTTCCCATTCAAGGAAAGCCAAAAACCCGTTTGCTATTCCTTCGGGGACTACCCCAAACATGTCGTGACCGTGTTCGATGTAGTTGCTGATCGCTTCGTGGATTTGTGATCCGGTGTCGGCGGCGGTGTCGCGAACGTCCCGCCAGTTCCTTTGAGCGGCTTCTAGGAGCGCGTCCAGGGTAGGGTATTGGTCACGGTTCCCTTTGTGTTGCCGGATAAACTCGGTACAGCATTTAACCGCCCATCCTAGCAGGGCATCGGATTTGTCCAAAAGCCCTAGAACGGTTGTTACGCTTGGTCTTTCGATGTCGTTTACCGTGTATGATCTAGACATGGGTGCTTTCTGTAATACGTTTAGAACGACCCGGCCCGACTTACACGGGCAGTAGGAGTACCTAGCGGGTGCGCTTTTTAATTACGCAGGAATTCCGGCATATCATCGTCCCCGTGTTGCGGGGCTTGTCCGAAATCGTTGGACGGTTGTTCGGCTGTGAACCCATAGGAGTCCGCAGACCGCTTTCCGAACTCGACCAATTCCAGAACTTGCACGGCGTTGAGATAAAGGGCTAACCCCCCTCCAAACGCCTCGTAGGGAACCGGCGTAAAGCTGACCCGCACCCTGCTTTCATTTCCAACGGCCTCTTTCATCGGCTCGTTGTACTTGTCGAAAACACCGGGGGGGAACTTCTCGCCCGTCTTGAACGTGACGTACTTCCGGCCCGTAGGCTTGTCGTTTGCGTCTAGTTCAAACTTGATAGGGTCTTGCTTGTCGATGGGCTTTTGCGTCTTCTTGTCCACCTGTTGCGGGAGCGCGGCCATGCGCTTTTGGATAGCCGCGACAAACTTGGACCATTCGGGGTCGGACTCCAAAAACACAACGTCGATCTGGAACTTCGGGTCACCCTTGGAAACCCCGCGTTCATCCTTAAACGGCTGTTTCGGGGTTTGAACGTGCGCCCACTTGGCAAAGCCAATCGGGGTTAGGATGTACTCTCTTTTAGTTTCACTCATGGTTGCTTCTCCTTGATACCCGAAAAGTCGGGCGGCTTTTGAAAACCGGAAACCGTCCGGCGCGGGTTACTTTTGGTTTTCGTGGTCTAACGGGTTAAAGGTTTGTGATTCCTCAAACATCCGCACGGCCTGTTCGTCCAAGTCTTTTTCCATGTCTGATTTTAGAAGTTTAAAGTCCTCTAAAGCCATTCCCGGCCAGCTTCCCATATCTCCGGTTTGGTTTTGATTGACTACCTCTTGTTCCCATTTTTTAACCAAATCGTTCACCCGTTCCAGGATTTCCAGCGTGTTCATAAGTTATCCGCAGCCCAAAACAGGGCCAGTAAAAGGGGGATTAGGGAAAGGTGGGCGCGTTTCATCTGTTTCTTTCCTCATGATGATTGTGATGCCTATCGCATTCCATTTCCTCAATCATCCATAACCGCCTGTACCCGAAGGTAAACCGGAGGATGATGTAGAGGATAAGGAGGGCGGCGATTATTATCAGGCCGATTTGAAGGGTGGTCATTTATTCCTCCATTCCCGGCGCAAGGCATCCAGCGCGGGGTTAATGAGTTCATCTAGGTTCTTTAACCCATACTCGGCCTTGTCTAAGGCTAGGCGCGTCCTTGTGGTTCGGTTGATCTTTACGTCCCGTAAATCATCACGTTCGTATGTTGCGGAGGGTTTGTGGTTTTGACGGACTTGGATAGGGTATTTCATGCTTGGGCCACGCAAAGAGAATCCTTGAACCCTGAAACCGATTCGTGAGCATCCGAGCATGTCTTTACGTTCGGGTCAACCGACATATAGTAGACCCTATCCGTGCTTCCATCGTGAGCGCACAGATATTGAAGGCCGTTTTTGTCCTTGAGAAGTGCCCGCATGATAGACCCTTCTAAACCGCCGCCAATCGAGACGTAATCAACGTCAACAACCTCAGCACCCGTCTCCTGCATATAGGCACCATGGCCCATACGCTCGATCATGATGCGGCGAATCTCGATGTTCGATTCTTCCTCGATGGATCGGGCGTTTATGCGTTCCGAGTTGTTGATAATCCACGACGGAATCCTTACGCCGTGAATGGCATAAATCTCGTAGGTGTCGGAGTAGGCTACCGCAGGGCCATTTTCGCAATGTAGTTGCCCCATATCGTCTAACTCCAAAACCGTTGGGCGTTCTGACATCCAGCAAACATTTTCATACGGCTGATACCATCCAGCACATTTCGCGTGTTCCATGAGAGGAACAAGTTTCTCGGACTCAACGGTAAGTCCGCATATCTCTCGAAAATATTCGATGTATGAGAAAAACCCTGCTTCGTGTTGGCCAAAGCCGGATTTCCAGATGTTTTCCCTGACCTGATCCCCGACCTGACCCCCGACCTGATCCCCGACCTGATCCCTGACCTGATCCCTGACCTGATCCCCGACCTGACCCCAGACCTGATCCCCGACCTGATCCCCGACCTGACCCCCGACCTGATCCCCGACCTGACCCCAGACCTGATCCCTGACCTGATCCCTGACCTGATCCCAGACCTGACCCCAGACCTGACCCCCGACCTGATCCCTGACCTGACCCCTGACCTGATCCCCGACCTGATCCCTGACCTGATCCCTGACCTGATCCCTGACCTGATCCCTGACCTGATCCCTGACCTGATCCCTGACCTGATCCCTGACCTGATCCCTGACCTGATCCCCGACCTGACCCCAGACCTGATCCCTGACCTGATCCCCGACCTGATCCCTGACCTGATCCCCGACCTGACCCCAGACCTGATCCCTGACCTGATCCCCGACCTGACCCCAGACCTGATCCCTGACCTGATCCCCGACCTGATCCCTGACCTGATCCCAGACCTGACCCCAGACCTGATCCCCGACCTGATCAAAGCCATTAGCTTTGAGGACGGCATTTACGTTCTCCAAAAAAGCCTTATTGGTCATAATAGAGCTAACAATCATCATCACATAAGGGGACGCCGACCAATACATTTTGGGCGGCTTTTTGCCTGCTGCTCGGTAAATTTCGGCCATAGCTTTCTCTGCCCCCACCTTATCGGTAGGAGCCGTAGAGAGTCCAATAGCCAACCATTTCTCGCGGTATTCGCTCATGCGCTCTTCTTGCGCCGGGGTAAGGGTGGTGATCTTCATGGCCTAATCTTTCACCCGTTCTTTGCGGTGGAAATCGAGCTGATACCAGATTTGGTACAACCCTTTTTTCATCTTCATCCAGGCGTGTTCGGGGTGGGAGATAACGAAATCGCAAGCGGCTTCGATGGCGGGGCCAACCTGAAACAGGGCGCGGGCTCCGAGGTTCGGCGCTGATTGAAAAATCTTCACGCCTTGTTCCGCTTGCACGACATGACGGGAACCCTTGGAGGTTCCGGGGGCGAGCTGGTGGGACTTGACTTCTTTCCCTTCCTTGGAGATTGAAGAAATGCGCTCGATATAGATGTCACCTTGACGAGCAAACTGCCCGACTTTCATTTCAGGGCATTCGCGCATCTCCTGCATCTTCTTTGCCGACCTCTGAACCTTCTCCACGACCTCGGCGGTGTTAAGTGTTGCGGTTGTCATTGATAAATCTCCTCGGTTGGTTTGTGGTTTAAATCTAGTTCCGAATGTTCCGAAAATGTTGTGGTTATTTAAAAAAAAGTGCCGCCCTACTCCCCGCTCACCGGACGGCTGGTGCTGGTCACCCATCCCTACTAGGAGATAGGTGTATGGGTGCGGGTTTATTCCTCTTCCTCGTATTCTTCGATGGTTTCAATCCCCATTTCGGTAGGGGAGTAAAACCCGTCTTGCCCCAGTTCGATGTACCCCTTTTCAACCAGGGCCTCGACGGGGTTGATTCGGAGTAGGCCGGATGGGTTGAATAGCCTGCATTCAAACTCTTCGGGGGAGAACCCTACGGGCTCCAAATGGGCCGTATGGCGAAGGATGGATAGCATTGTCTGGGTCATGCCTCCCCCCTTACTTTTTTCAGGTACGCGGCGAATTCCGGGATAGTACAGAGGGCTTGGATTTCGGCCTCGGTGGCTTCGCGGTAATCAGCTACCGCCCGCTCATAACTTGCGTCCCCTTGATGAATGCAAGCCATTCCGGTGTATTGGGAAATCAGAACCTTCCCCTTGCGGGCATAGGCTGTCTCTTGGTCCATTGCGTCCGCTTTGGCGCGGAGTTCGGCGGGGGTTAGGTAGGTCATTGTTTACCCTCCACTTTGGTTAATACTTCGTTAATGATCCCCATGGACGCGAGGCACTTATCTTCGCGCGTCTCGTTGTCGTCCGTATTGAGATTGCGCCGGATGTTCTCGAAGTCGTTGAGGGCGCGGATTAGTGCCGCGCACATATCCGGCGCGGCGGCTATAAGGCGGGCGTTGGCAAGGCGGCGGGCATGGGTATCTCCACGAACACCCTCCTGCTCCCCCTTTTCGCCCCAAATAACAACGCTTTCCGTGGCCCCCTCTATGCCCGGGTATTCGCTGTTCTCGTTGTAGGCCGTCCACGGCCCCGGCGTGTGTTTCGTGTTGCTCATATTATCTCCTAGTCAATCCCTAACGACCAGTTAGGCGGTATTCCCGTAGCCCATGCCTCCCGGCAGCGGCTTTCGTCCCCTTTACCTTGGGGGGACTCGTCAGCGGGGTTAGGCTAAAACTTCACAGTTCTTTGAGGCCGTGAAAACCTTGGTCCCGTCCTCCAGCTCGATTCCAAGACGTTCGTAGGGGTTAGGTTGGTTGTAGCCATTCCGATAGTAGGTCTTGAACCCGTTGGCACCGTGCCAGAAGATTTTACCCTTGATGCCCTTTTCCAGCTTGCGGCCTGATACCACACGAACAGTCTTGCCGACCGTGGGGAGGCTTGCGATGTACGCCGCCTCACGCGCTCGGGCTGCGTCCCTGATAGCCTTTAAATGGGCTTCCCAAAGGGCCATAATTTCCGGCGTTGCATCAATGTTTGCGCCATTGGGATAGCTCCAAAAACGGGTGGTGCCGTACTCGACTTCCTTGAACGCCCCCGAATCCATATCGTAGTAGGTGGCGTAGAAGTCCGAATCGTGGTAATGGTTGCCCTCGCGCAGTTCCACCACGCAACCTACGGCGAAATCGCACATATAGATCGGTTCGGCCAGCGTCCAGCCCATGGAGCGGGCATCTTCCGGGGAGATTTCCCGAGTCGCTTTTTCTTTGTCGCACATTACGGTTATCATAATTTGCTCCTAGTAATCCTCCCTGGCCGGGGAGTTGTCCGGCTCTCTTGCCGACTCACCTAATCTATCTCCGTTCTATGCTATCGTCAATAGATTAGACGAAAATAATGAAAATAGTTTAGGATTGCGGAATTTTAACGGATTTCGCCGCTTTCCCGCTCCTAGCCTTGGCCGCTCTGGCCTTTTTAACCTCGTCCGACACCGCCCAATAGGCAGCCGACATGATTTTCGCGTGGGCTGTCCGCTCTTGAGGGGTTGAACCCGTCCACCGGGATTTCCTTTTTGATACTGAATTATCATTAGCCATATAGCCCCCAATTGCGTGTGAAGCCTCAATATAGATTAGTGAGAAAGATTAGTGTTGGCACCCTTGAATTATTTTTTAGATAGATTAGAGAAAGATTAATTACGTGACGTATAAATGGTTGACGTTTGTTATTTTGAATTATGCGGGGCCGGATTAGCGTAGGGTAGTTCAAGAACCCTTCCCCGGTATCCAAAGGGCGAGCTTAGGGATAACCCGCACACTTTCGTCCAAAGACATTTGCCCATAGTGGCGCGGGGCTGTAAACAATCCCCGTCAAACCTCGAACCTTCTCACCTCGCCGTGAACGAAGCACCGAGGAAAGGAAGACGCTGCTTGCCGTATGGTAGTCAGGTGAAGGTGTGGTAAACCCTACTTCACGGGATACGGTGGGAACGAGTGATGGCCCGATGGAACTCAGGTTGTGATTCGAAATCTCCCTAGTAAAGGATTGTGGGAAGCCCCTGAGCCTCACTTTTCTTTTCTAGGGGGAACTTCGTTCAAGCCTCTCTAGAATCTAGGTTGTGAGTTAATCAAAAAGTTTTTCGGGGGCGCGAATGTCTGAACGTGAGACTTACACTTACTCCAAGATAATTGCCCCCGATAGTTGGGAACCGTCTGGGATGCAATGCATTTATGATCGCGGTGAATGGGATGTAGGATTTTTCGCGGAGACTACGCCACAACAACGGGCGAATCTTCTTGAGCAGTTTGAGGCAAAAGGTATGAAGCCATGACCCTCCCCCAAGTCCCCATCCCTGCTGGAGTGCCAACCGCTGGAAGCACGGTAACCCTTCCTTATCCAGATGGTAAGCGGGTAATAACCGAAGAAGCTATAGGAAAAAACCTCATAGGTGCTGACTACATTAATTCAGTCAATCCCGGCGAGACTATTTACTTGAATCGAGCATTTGCAATTCCCGCTACCTCCATCGACCCTTCCCGCCTAAAGTCTTTCAAGAAAGCCGTTAAACTCGCTAAACCTATGGGGGGCAAGTAATGGATTATCCGAAATGCCGCCATTGTGAAAGCCTCAATACTGTTTTTGGTGCTGGTGTAACTTTCGACTCTTGGCCAGCTTCATACCCATGGGAATGCCTAGATTGTAAGAAATCGTTTTATGCTGAAAAACCATCCGAACGGGCGGCGTTCGATAGGTATAATTGCAAACCTATGGGGACGAAATGAAGCACATTAAATGGATAAAGGTCACTTTAGACGAAGCCCTGGCCGCTCATCGGGCTGGGAAGCTCATTAGAGTGGACATTTATAACCGCGTTCTACTTTTGGAGGCGGAGTAATGGCTAGGCCCCGCAAATACTTCTTCTTGGCCTTGGAATCGGTTAAAGGACTTTCCCTAACCCCGAACGATCATAGCAGTAAAATCCTCAATATTGGTGGTCAGCAATTTGAAATAATCAAGATTCACCCTCGTAAGTGCGGTGTAACCGCTATCAAGGTGGAATAATGAAAACCGCCGAAATCAAGGAGCCCGGCAAATACCGTGTTTACACAGAAAAACCAGAAGACGGGTTAGAGGTAAACGTGTTCCAGATGTTCGAGAATGGCCCCCTTGAAATCGAAAGTCGAACGGGGGGCACCCCTTTAACCATGCTCAAAGCGCACTACAATTGGGATAAGGTGGCCCCCTAATGAACAAGCGCCGAACCAAAAAGTTCCTCGCAGAGGTATTTGGGGACCCTAGCTTCACTCTTCACCAAAAGGTCGTTATGCGTAAGACGTGGAGCGTATTCACTGTAAACGATATTGCCAAGCACTTTAAGGCTCAAAGGAGCCTATGATGCCAGCAGGACGGCCTACAATCTTCACGCCTGAACTATCCGAAAAAATCCTAAAAAGGGTTGTAGATGGGGAGAGTATTAGAAGCATTTGTCGGGACGATGATATGCCCAGCCTTTCGGCGTTTTTTCGCTGGATTGTGGAAAAGCCAGACTTTAAGGAACAATACGACCATGCAACAGATGTTCGTGCCGAAACGATCTTTGAGGAAGCCCTAGAAATTGCCGATACCGTCTTAATGGGAGAGAAGGTTAAGACCTCGGGGGAGGGGGACACCTTAAAGGTCGAGACTCAAACCGGGGACATGGTAGATAGGGCCAGATTGAAGGTCGATACCCGTAAATGGTTCCTTTCCAAGCTAAAGCCCAAGCGATTCGGGGAAAGACTAGACCTAAACCACTCCGGTAATTTGGAAATTGGCCTTACCGACAGGCTCAAAGAGGCCAGAGAACGGGCGGCAAATAGGACTCCGACAGGCGGGGAAGTCTAATGGCTAGTTTGAATGGAAAGACCATCAAGCCTTTGCGTTTTGGGTTGAAAGTCCCAGAGCATTTACAGACCGCATGGAAAAAACCACCTATGCCAAAAAAGCTAGGGTGCATTTATTTCATCCGAGCCGGGGAAACCGATGTAGTCAAGATTGGCTATTGCCGACTTGGGCAACACAATGAAAGGCGGTTGGGGTTGCAAGTCGCTAATTCTGAAACATTGAAGGTTTTAGCGATTATCGAGGATAAAAGCATGGCAGACGAAGCCGCGCTTCACAAGAAATTCAAGATTCGTGGCGAATGGTTCAGGTTTTCTAACGAAATTCTGAATTACATGAAAGAAAACGCAAGGCGCGTTTAGTGTTTATTGATACTGAAATTTCAATATCATGACTCCCGCCGAAGCACAACTCGTAGATGATATAGCCGGGTTCACCCATGACCCGTTAGGATTCGTCCTTTATGCTTTCGAGTGGGGTAAGGGGGAGCTATCCGCATTCCCCGAGGGGCCGGAAGATTGGCAGCGTGACCAGCTAAACCGCCTAGGGGAGAAGTTAAAAGCCGGATACCCTGCTGGGGCTATCATTCAGGAAGCTATCTCAAGCGGCCACGGCATAGGCAAGAGCGCGGAAGTGTCCTGGCTAATCCTTTGGGCTATGTCCACCTTTGAGGACACTAGAGGGGTCGTAACGGCCAACACGGATACACAGCTTAGGACTAAGACCTGGGCCGAGCTTACCAAGTGGCACCGCCTTTGCATCACCAAGGAATGGTTCACCCTCACGGCTACGGCTATTTATTCGACAGACCCTGAACACTCCCGATCATGGCGCATTGATATTATCCCTTGGAGCCTAGAGAACACAGAGGCTTTTGCAGGACTCCACAACAAGGGTAAACGCATCCTTGTAATCTATGACGAAGCCTCGGCTATCCCTGACAAGATTTGGGAAGTTACCGAAGGGGCGTTGACCGATTCCGATACGGAGATTCTTTGGTTTGTCTTTGGGAACCCTACCCGCAACACCGGGAACTTTGCCGAGACAATGGGTAAGGCCAGGCACCGTTGGAAGTCTCACCAGATCGACAGCCGTACCGTTCGCCTGACCAATAAGATCAAGATTCAGGAATGGATAGACGATGAAGGCGAGGACTCCGACTTTGTACGGGTTCGTGTAAGAGGCTTGCCCCCTAGATCGTCCATGCTAGAATTCATTGGTGTGGAAGATTACGAGAACTGCGTCAAGTACGAGGCCAGGGGCTACGAGCATGAGGCCAAGGTGTTCGGTGTTGACGTTGCCCGTTTTGGTGACGATTACAACGTGGTGTACTTAAGGCAGGGGCGTAAGGTTAAATTCCTAAAGCGTTGGCGAGGGTTAGATACCCAACAGTCCGCTTCACAGATAGCAGAACTTTACGGCCTTCACTTCCCCGATACGCTGTTTATTGACGGCGGCGGCCCCGGTGGCGGCGTCATTGACCGTCTAAGGGTTCTAATACCTTCCGATAAGATCATTGAAGTAAACTTCGGGTCCGCACCCACCAATAAAACAGACTATTTCAATAAGCGCTCCGAAATGTGGGGGGATATGCGTACCGCAATGCGCGGTGGCCTTGACCTTCCTGAAATAATGGAACTTAGAACAGACCTATTAGGGCCGCTTTACTTCTTCTCTCCCAAAGAGCAACTCATGTTAGAGAAGAAGAAGGACATGAAGAAGCGCGGCCTATCCTCCCCTGACGATGGGGATGCGGTAGCCCTTACCTTCGCGCAACCCGTGATTAAGAACAACACGCCTTTACCCGCAAACTACCAAAGCCCCTATAAGGCTAGACTGGCGATACGATAATGAAAAAGACGCCCCAAGATGATGTCAAGGCAAAGACTTTAGCCGAGTTTCGCGAGAAGAAACAGGATTACCCCTCGGCATGGAAGTACGCATACGACAAGTGTAAGGAGCATTGGAATTTCGCCATCCTCGGGAAACAGATGGATAGGTCAGAGATATTGGCCCTTGGGCTCCCCCACAATGTCCGCCTTCCAAACCTTCTTAAGAAGTACGTGAACCAGCAGGCCAATCAAACATTACAGGTCAAATATAGGGCCGTTGTAAGCCCTAATGGGGGCGGGTCGGATGTTGCCAAGGCTAGGCAGCGCGAGGATGTTCTAAGGGGTATCCAGGTACCTACATGCGGCCCGGTTTACAATCAAGCCAGGCGCGGCCAGCTTGCGGCGGGTATCCGTTACTCCAAGGTCGTGGTGGACTACGCCAGCCAAAGGGGATTCGAAAAGTCATTTAGGTATGAGGACGTGGTTGACACTTACAACGTGTTTCCTGACCCGTTCGTCAATACCCCTACCTTCAATGATATGGAAGATTTTCTAATCCGTGAGGACGTCCAGAAAGGGAAGTGGAAGCAGAGGACGGGGACGGATTGGGGGCATTCCAACGAGAAAACCCGGTCCCTCTGGTACTACTGGAAGAAGCGGAGCAAGGAAAGCGGGAAGGAGTATTTGCTTGAGGACGGGACCGAAAGACTTGTTGCCGACTCCGATAAGCCGGACCTTACCGGCGTTGCCATGATGGATGATGGGGTAACCCCCTTCGCCCGTGACGTGTCTATTTACGACTGGGAATGGCACATGATTACGGATGAGGGGAGCGCAATCCTTCGTTCTGGCGATTGGAAAGGCTGTTACCCTCCCCTTGTGGCTTGCACGGGAGAGGCCATTATAGAGGATGTAGGCAAGGAAACCAAAAAGTATTGGCTACCCCTGACCGCTGATGCCGAAGAGCCCCAAGCCTTGTACACCTTGATTGAAATGATTATCAAGATGCGGCTTGCAAGGAGCCCGTACAGCAAATGGATCGTCCCCTTTGAGAGCCTGATTAACAAGGGTTCCGAAGACCTTCGTACATCGTCCATTATCGGGGATATGGACATTCTTTACAAGTCGTGGGACGGTGAGAAGTCTATCCCGGCCCCGCAAGAGAATGAGCCCTACATTTTGGATAGGCTTTTGATTGAGCTTCAACAGGTCCAGGTGCAGAAGATCGAGCAAATCCTGGGCATCCCCGTGGCAGTGTTCGGGGAGAAGACTAACGAGACTTCCGGTAAGGCGATTCGTGAGCGCAAGAAAGAGGGGGACGTTTCCTCTTACCACTTTACCTTCAATTTCCTTGAGTACGTCAAGCAAATGGGGCTTGTTACCCTAGAAGCCTTCCCCCACTACTACACGACCGAGCAGCAAGTGGCGTTCATGGACAAGGACGATAAGGCCGTCATGCAGACGATCAACGCCCCCGGTGGACTGTCCTTCAATCCCATGGAGCGGTATAGCCTGGTTGTCGAGGCCCAGCCGGATTCCGATACGGACAGGGAGGCTGAGGCTGAAAGCCTTATGAACATGGTTGAAAACCCACAACTAGGCCCGCTCATTATGCAGGCTAAAGGTGCCCCCGCGCTCATTGTCAAGGCGCAAAAGGGTAGGTATGCCCAGGAAATCGGTTCACTTCTTGAAGGTATGGCCGATGACCCCGAGAAACAGCAAATGCAACAGGCTATCCAGAAGATGCAGGAAGAGGGACGTAAACTCCAAGACGAGCTAAAGCAATCACAAGCGGACAAGTCTTTGGAGTTCATGAAGGAGCGTAACCGAAACGCCGAGGCTATGAAGAAAATGGAACTGGAGGCAGCCAAGAATGCCGACACTAACGAAATCAACGCTTACAAAGCCGAAACCGATAGGGAGAAGGTCGATTTGATTCCAAAGACACCTGAATCAATCCTAACTCCTGGCGGGGAAGTAAAGCCGGAACAGTCAGACGGCCCAGCTAGTTTGAACGCGGTTACTGACTGGGCCTAAAAATCATGGAAGAGGGGGGCAAGATGGGCAGAGAAGAATTGGCGGCTATGGTGAATCGGGTAATGATTTCAAATTACCTGTCACTAAAGGAGCTTGCCTTTATGACCGGGTTCTGCATCAATACCGTTCAGCGGGTTAGGTACGTGAATTACAGCACGTATAAGAGCCCGCTGTCTGAAAAGACTTTGGCGCGATTCGCTTCCGTAATTTCAACGATTGATAAGCCTTGACATGTTTTGATAATCGTTGATATAGCCCGAGGTTGAAAATCGGGTGATATTGAGGGCATAACAGGGGAACCGATTATGCCCTCACAGAACTTCAAACATCTTTTCCATCTTGACCCTGCACCCGATGGTGCGGCAGGCGGGGCGGCTGCTGCCGGTTCCCCTGCCGGGGGTGATGCCGCTCCCGCCTTTGACGCTTCGCAGTATGTCCCGAAGGCCGAGTTTGAGCAGATTCGCAATGACTACTCCGAGTTCCGGCAGACCGCCGAGCAGCGTTTTCAGGACTACGATTCCCGCCTTCCGAAGCCAGCAAAAGAAGAAGCCAAGTCCGATGTAGCTCCCAAAGCTGCCGACTATGATTTCAACAAAGAAGGCGAGTTTGAGCGGTTCATGGATGACCGCGCCCGGTTTAATTTCAAGCAAGAGTTTTCCACCCGCGAAAAGACCTATCAGGAATCGCAGCGCGAACAGGGGTACAAGCAGTACGTCCAGACGGCGCAGAACGAACACTCGGCCCGTCAGGATGCCTACAAGGTTCTGAACCCTGATTACGACGAGCGCAAGAACATCGACATTCGTAATGAGGCGGTTGTTCTCTCGATTCTTGAGTCCGAATTCTCCGCGAACATCCATCACTTCTTGCAGAAGAACGCAGAAAAGACCGCCGAACTTCGGAAGTTGGCCGTCAATAACCCTGCCGCCGCTATCCGCATGGTAGGCCGTCTGGAATCTCAGTTTGAATCTCAGGCCGCAGCCGTCCCCGCCAAGAAGGCGGCAGCTTCTGCGGCTCCCACTTCCGCAGGCTTCGGGGGTGGTAAGCCTTCCGGCAGCCCCAAGAAGTCAAACGAAGAAATTTTCGACAAGTGGCAATAATTAACCCCTCAAAAGGACTTTCATAAATGGCAAACGTTGCTTCAATCAGCCAGCTTGTGGCTGAAAAAGGTGTGGAGGCTCTTGTAGCCGATACAGACCCGCTGCTTAAGGTAGTGGATAAATCGTACTCCAAGACTTTCGCGGATAAGACGTATCAGAGCGGCGCGACCGTTACTATTCGCGTCGAGGATCAGCCCGCCCCCCCGATGGAGCAGACGGCGTTTTCCAATGACCCTGTTCTCCAGACCGAGCGGCAGATCACGGCGACCAACTGGACTACCGGCCTTGAAATCGGCGCTCAGTTTGAGAACCTTGACATTGGCGGCGAGGAACTGCTCGAAGATCGGGTCAACAAAGCCCGCATGAAGCGCATGGCGACCCAGATAGCGCAGATCGGCTATAACAAGCTGAAACTGGGTCAGCGTTTCGTCTCGTCCATTGCGGCGGGTACGGCGATCAAGACGGCTGCCGACTTCGGCAACTTTCAGGCTGCCATGGCTGACATGATGGCTACGGAAGGGCTCTATGTGGCTATGCAGCCGCAGGATATGGCCCTTGTTGCCGGTGACCTGGCTACCAGCTTCAACCCCACCTCGGACAGCGCGACCGCGTATCTCCGTGGCAAGGTGAAGATGTCCATGGACATGAACTTCTATTCCACAACCTTGATTCCGTTCCATACCAACGGTTCCGCTGTTGCGACTGGTACTTCGGGGATGTATCTCTCGACCACCGTGACCACGGGCGCGACTTCGTTCATCGTCTCTGGCGGTACGGCCAACGGTGTTATTACGGCGGGCTCCATTGTTTACTTCCCTGGCAACGGTACGACTACCGGCGCGAACGAAGTAAACCCTGTTACCCAGCAACAGAACGGCAACGCCGCAGGCTTCACCGTCGCGGCGGATGTCACGCTGAACGGCTCCGGTGTCGGCACCATCACGGTGACGCAGCCCATCTACGGCCCCGAACAGCCGAAACTCCAGAACGTGTCGCGTCTGCCTACCGTTAGCGGCACCGCCGCCTACGTGGCTATTTACGGCACGGCCTCACATACCTACCGCCAGATGCTTTTCTTCAAGAAAGAAAGCTCCCTCGCCATGGTCGGCCTTAAGAAAGCCGAACTTATCAAGGCGGATAACGGTATTGCGTACTATGACGGTATGCCGGTCCAGACCACGGCTTCTAGCGATGTCTTGAGCCTCACCAATATCATGCGTCTGGACTTCCTTGGTGGGGCTGCTATCAAGCAGTACCGCCACGTTATTCGCGCCTTCACCAAGGATATGGGCTAACGCCCAAAAGGAAACCATCATGGCAACTTCTACTGAATCCATCGAAACCGTCCTCACTCCGGGCGGGACGAACTATATCCCTGTCGATCAGTATTCGGGTATCTACAACCTGACGATCCCCCTCACCTCCTTGGCGACGGGGCTTTCGACTGCCGCGATTGACCTTATGACTAACTTCACGGTTGGCCACAAGTTCAAACTTTTGGCTTTGGCATTCGTCACTACGGTAGCGGGGACGGGCACTAGCGCCTCGCAGGTGTTCAACCTGGAGATCGGCACGACCAACGTGACCGGGGGTGTCTTGACACTGCTTCTCGCGGATACGGACACCATCGGCAAGATTACGGCGGCTACCGCGATCACCGCGCTTAACGTGGGTTCCGAGACGGATACTATTTCTTTGGAAATGGCCGCTTCCGGTACCGTCTTTACGGCGGGTGCGGGCTACTTCGTCCTGCGTATTCAGAACCTCGAAGGCTAACCAGCTAGAGGGGTTCTATCATGGCATCGACATGGGAAGAGATTTATAGCGATTCCCTGTCTTTGTCGGGGATATTGGGACAGGGCCAAATCATTGATGCGGCCACGCTCGATAGCGCTAAAGCTCGGGCTAAAAACCTGCTTGATGAACTGGACGGGGAGGGTATCGCTCTACCCGTCTTTGACATTGACGTAGAGTTCGACACGGTGCCAGGGCAAAATAAGTATGTGCTTGGAACGGGAAGTGACGCCTCTCCCGCGTCCCCCATTCGGCCAGAAACAATCGTTACTGGTGAGATTCAGATTCAGCCAGGGGCTCAGCCTGTCTATCTCCCCTTGACGGAGATAACTTTCCCGCAGTACCGGCACAATATCAGCGTCCCCAACAATCCGGCGCAGCCGTGGGACTATGCCCTAAACCCCAAGTGGCCGCAGGCTGATTTATACCTCTGGCCTACCCCATCTTCCATTTGGTCGATTCGGTTTACCTGTAAGGTGAAATGGGTCACGACTTTGGGTGATCCTAATGCCAATGTATATGCCTTCGCTGAACTTCCTTCCGGGTTCACCAACGCCTTTACAAACATGCTGGCTTACAGGCTGGCAAAGTGGCGCAGGCTCGACACACCGGAACTTAAAGCCGATTCCGAGCGCGGGAAGTTCGTCATGGCTTCCTATACGTGGAAGCAGGCGTACCAGCTTCGCAAGGCGAATAACGCGCCCACAGCTTTCCCGTGGAACGTCATTAAAGCTGGAATGAACCCGTGAAAACCATAGATATCCCCATTGTCGGGCCGTCTAATAATGTCCCACAGGATGACCCGCAAAAGACCCTAAACTTCTACGCCGAAAAGACGGGGGACGCTTGGACTTTAAAGCCAACCCCCGGCGCGGAGCTATACGCTTCCCTCGGGGTAAATGACGGTGGGCGCGGGTCTATCTCTTTGGGTGGACGGTTGTTCGGTATTCGTGGTGCGTTCTTTCAGGAGATTGTAGGCGGTAGCGCGGTAATCCGTGGTACGCTATCGAGCACACAGAATCCCGTGGCGATTATTGGGGCGCTCCCCCCAGACGAATCAGGCCAAATCCTTATTGTGGATGACGATCACGGTTATGTTTTCGAGTTCGTTGGAAACACCTTTACAGAGTTAACCGAGGCTACACACGGCTTTGTCGGTGGGCTTTCCCAAGCGGTCTTTGCGGGCGGCTACGCTGCTACCGTAAAGCCGGGGACGAACCAATGGCAATTCTCAGCTCTCTACGACTTTCTTGATTGGCCGGGGACTAATTTTGTTGGCCTTCAAAATACGGTGGGGGATATTGTCGCCCTTGCTTCTACCGGGAAATCCATCACTATTTTCACGGATTCAGGGTTTGAAGTATGGACTACCGAGGGGTACACCGGCCAATTTGCCTTCACCCAGATTGTAAGCGGTTTTGGGATAGGTTGTGAGGCTCCTAAGAGCGTCTTTGCCTTTAACCGATACATATACTGGCTTGGAGGGAATGAGGCGGGGAAAGGGGTTGTTTACCGTTATACAGAAGGTGGCAGCCCACAAAGGCTAAGCAGCCACTCCACGGAAAGACAAATAGCCGCCATTTCAGACCCTTCGGACGCTATCGGGTACTGCTACCAGGCTCTAGGCCATACGTTCTATGTCTTGACCTTTGGGACCGGGAATCAGACCATTTGCTACGACGATGACACCAAGCAATGGCATGATAGGGCGTGGCGCGATGCGCTCACGAACCACATGTACGCCGTCCCTTATGTGAGTGTCATTATCCACGATGGGAAACTCCTTGGCTTAGACAAGCGTGACGGCAAGTTTTTCGAGATAAGCAATACCGTTTATACCGACAATGGCGCACCTATCCGCAGGGAGCGGACGTTGCCCGTCATTCCAGAGGAAGCGGACTGGATGTCTTATTGTGGGTCGTTGGAGCTATTCTGCACGGTAGGAAATGAGCCTTTAGGGGAATCGTCCAATACCGCGCCTTTTTCCTCTGTTTCCCCCAATCCCATGATTGAGCTACCGGAGTTCCTGGATAATATGAACGCGGTTTATGCCGCTCTTAATCCGGCTTTGGTTCCGTGCTTGAACCCTGCTATGACGCTCCCTGCTTTCTTGACCCAGATAAACACCTTTTTGACCGACCTAAAGGTCACTTACCCTAGTGGGACGTGGAATGTCTCTTCCCCTAACCCTGCACTAGAAACAGAGAGTTTCTTAAACAACCTCAATCTGGCTTTAGCCATGGCAGAAAGTGCTTACGAGATTCCTTTCGAGGGGCCTAAAGTAATGCTCACCTACTCGACAAACAGGGGGATGACTTACGGGCAAGAACTATGGCAACCCATGGGGGGAAATAGTTCTTACTCGACCAGGGTTCGATGGACTGGCTTGGGCGCTGCTTTCGGGTTTGTTTTCAAACTTGCGGTAGTGGCGAACCATTACATCTCATGGCGTAAAGTACGGGTGACGATGCAATGAGAGTAAGGTTCCCATTCCCGGCACAAGTAGAAGGCATAGACTCCAACTGGAAGCGGTTTTTAAACCTTCTATTTGACGATCTGTACCCGCAATTACAGACGTTCACACCCGTATTCTCAGGGGTAACGGGTAGCCCTACGGTGACCTCTGGCCTCGTTAGAATGGGCAGGCTTTGGAACGTGAATATCGAACTAACGGGGGCATCTACCGCCTCTAGCGCCTACTTAGACCTTCCGTTTGCGTCCTTCGCTACTTCCCTGTTTTTGATAAAAGTTGATACGGACACGGCCCCAAAAGTGGCCTACATTGAGAAAAACACTACTCGTCTTTACTTGCCCAACTGGACTAGCTCCAGCAGGGTAATTATAAGCGGAACGGCAGGCGAATAATGGCACTTGGCGATATCGTAGGCGGGGCTGCCGATATTATTGGTGGGAATAAGGCCACGAATATCGAGCGCCGTGCCACGCGCAAAGCGGGTAATTACATCGACCAAGGGTATCAGGGAGGCATTGACCTCGCTAAACCCTTGTATGATACGTCCACCCAAAATTTCCAACGTCAATCCGACAGGTACAATGCTGGGGAGTTTTCCAATCCCGATCAGCAGAAATACCAGGCGGGTGACTTCTCATTTGACCCAAATTCCATCTTCCAAGACCCTGAATATCAGGCCAATCTTAGGGCTGGGCAACAGGCCATTGAGGGCGGCGCGGCATCTAAGGGGGGCTTGTTCTCCGGACGCACCCAGCAAGACCTAACCAAGTACGGCTCAGACCTGTTTGCAGGGCGCTCAGACGAGCTTTACAACCGTTCTAGGGGTCAATACGAGGACGACCGGAACTTCGACTACGGGGCCGAAAACAGGGCTTACGACGCGAACGCAGAAAACCGTGCGCTCGACTTCCAGCAAGGGCAGACGCTAGCGAACTTCGCCCCCGGTCAAACCGAAAACATGATTGATTTGGGCCTTGGACGCGCACAAGGCAAAGCCGACACCGAGTTGGGCGTTGGGGCTATCCGTTCTGGTAACTACCGCAAGGCTTACGGCACCGCTGGGTCCATGGCTAAAGGCGCGGTAGATGGTTTTGATCCTTCCAAGGCTCTTTCTCTTGGTAAACGTGGGTACGATTACCTGAGCGGTGGGGCTTCGGCTTACTAATGGCTATTTCCTTGGCAAGAATGGGGAGCATTCCCCGCGACAATACGGACTATTACGGCCAAGCCGTAAAGCGTGATGACGAGTCACGCGCCGCGCTGTCGCTTGCCAAGAAAGCCGCACAGGATTTACGCCAAGGTGAAATCGACCTAGCCAAAACCGCCCTTATCCAAAAAGAACTTGAAAGAACGACTAGGGAAGGCGAACAAGGCCGTGGCGTTCGCCGGGATTACATCATTAACCGTGAAGGTGCCTTAGACCTTCCCGTTGGTGTTCGCTCTCCTGAGTTCTCGCAAGATCAAAGACCGTCAAACGCGCCTTTCGGACCTATGGGTGCTCCTGAACAACGTAACCCCATGGAAACCAGGGCGACCATTGACCTTGCGCGGATTAACCCCGATATGGCCGATGCTTTCCGCACCGGAAACATTACGGAACGTCAAGGGCTTGAGGATCGTACCCGCAAGATGGCGGAAGAAGATCAGAAGCAGATTCAGACGGGTGCGGATTTCGCCTATAAGCAGAAAAAAGACGAATCGGACGCACAGTTCGAAAAGCGTAAACAGGCTGAGATTGAGCGGCAAAATCGGGTTAAGAACAATATTGAATGGTTCAACGCGAACACTGGGAGAATGAACGCTGGTCAAAACGGAAAGCCTATCCCGGTTTCTGCCAATACCCAAATCCTAGAGAACATCCAGAACGCCAAGAAGGCGCAGGCGGCGCTTGACTTGCTTAGTGGAAAAGATGTCGGCGTAATGAAGGGGAGCAAGGACGCTACCGGGTATTTAAAGGGCTTAATGACGGGTGGAGACAAGCGGGAATACGTTTTAAATACGTTTGACCCGCAAGGCGTCGATACCCGCGCCGCTATTGCAGACCTTGGAAGCATGATTATCCACGACCGTTCTGGCGCGGCTGTTACTGTTTCTGAATATCCGAGATTGCGTCCTTTTATTCCTCGCACGGGGGATTCCCCAGAAACGGCTAAAAAGAAACTGGCCCGTTTTGTCCAAGTCTATAACGAGACTATTGCCGATCAGGGGCAGCTTTACGGGCCACAGGCTGGTTACCAGGAATCCCCCTTAATACGGGATTACTTGAATTCTCAGGCTCCCGAAGGAATCCGCAAACCAGAAGGGGCAACGGTTCGGGATTTCGCATCGGAAGAAGAAGCGAACGCCGCAAACCTTCCGTCTGGGACCGAAATAACCGTTAATGGCAGGCCAGCGGTGGTTGAATAATGGCTATTCGATACCTAGACGAACCGAAGAAAGCCGAGAATATTGGTGACTTCTTGAAGCAAAACGCCCCTTTTGTCACGGGTTCTATCCCGTCCATGGCTAGGGGCGCAGTTAATAAGGTTCGCGAAACAACGTCACAACCCATCCTTCGTTTTCTCGCTAATGCTGGACTTCCTTCCGCTCGAAAAGAGAGTGAAGGGCTCGATAGCTTCAACCAAACCCATAAACCGGGAACGGCTGAAAAGGTTGGTGGAGTTTTGGCCGATGCCGCTATGATGATGGCTCCTACTCCTCTGGGGAAAACGAGTGTACCCGCGAATGCTGCTAAGATGCAGAAGTTTTTGGCTGGGCTAACTCGCGGTGGTGCGGCAGGGGCGCAGGGGGCGGCACAGCACCAAGCGCAGAACTACGGAGCAACTGGCGAAGTAAGCCCCGGCGAGGCGGCAGGCGAAATAGCTCTCACAACGGGGACAATGGGGGTAGGAAACGCTATCCCGGCAGGAGTGAAGAATACGGCTGCTGGCTATCTTCAACTGCTTACACGCGCTCCTAAACGCCTTGAAAGAGGCATGAATCCTCCGACTACGGCAGGGTTTAGGCAAGCATTGGAAAACAAGATTTTCCCCATTTTTAAAGGTGGATTTAAAGAGGCCGAAAGGCGCGGTATTGCTAAGCAGGTGTCGCGTGATGCCGAAAAGACGGGCATACTTGACGCTGCAAAAGTACAAGGGAACGCCCCCGCTGCAATTAAGGAAGCAGAGGCTTCTATTCTTGGCCGTTCCGGTGGTCGCGGTGGGCTTTTGCCTACGCAAAAATCAGAAGGCATTTCGCAACTGGACGAATATCGAGGCGCATACCGCGATCCCCATTATCAGGCTGACCAATTTGGATATATGCCCGCTGAAAAATTCCTTGATCTTCGTAAGATGGCCGATCAAAATGCCAACTGGGTACAAGGCAAAACCCCCGCAGGGCTAGACCTTGCCTCTCAGGAGTTTAGAACCGCCGCAGAAAATCAACTTTCCCGCAAGATGGCGGGTAAGGCTGGAGAAAAAGGGTATACGAAAATCAAGGACGAAATGGCCGAGCTTGCGCCCGTCCTAGAGGCTTTTAATGAGAAGGCTATCTCCAACTATTCTCTTGGCCCTGAAATGATTTCCGCCCTCCTCGGCGCTAGTGTGGGGCAGCCTTATCTTGCTTTGGCCCCTGCTGCTAGACGGCTTCCCCAGGTAGCTCCTGCCATGTACGAGGTGGGCCGTGCCGCAGGGTCAAATACGGCCAAGAGGGGCGCAAAAGTCGCTCTCGACCTTGGCCGCGCCTCTTACTACGGGATGCAAGAATGATAGACGCGATTATCGTTACCGTGATTATCACCGTAATTGCCGTATTGGACGGAGTATAAATGTCCTTAATGCCTCAAACCCCGTTCCAATGGTTCGTTCCCGCGACGACAGGGGATGGGCTTGTCCCTGCTGACGGATATAAAGCCAAGTTCTACGCTGCCGGAACGACTACCCCCAAAGCGATTTATACTGACCCCGGCCTAGCGGTTCCCTATCCCTCCCCGTTCAATACTGCTGTTCTGGATGCCGAAGGACGCGCCCTGATTTATTTGGGGGCTGGCGGGTATAAACTCGTTGTTACCGATCCTTCGGACGCCCCGATTTACACGCAGGACAATATTGCGGGAGAATCTTCGTTTGGGACTGGATTCGTTGATTCTTTCGCAGACCTTACCGATGTGGACACCACCTTAAACCAGTTCACCTACATAGGGGGGTACTATGCGCCCGGTGACGGTGGGCATGGGATGTTTTATAACGAGACTTCCGGTACCGCTGCCGATGGCGGTTACGTCCAATCTTCGACTTTCGACCCGACTAAAAAATGGTTTCGCATCCCTGACGAAAACGGGGATGTCCGCGCCGCTTCTTTCGGTTACGTCCCGGCTAATGTAGGGGTTCAAACGTCTAGCCTTCAAGCGGCTGACGCATATGCCGCCGCAAACAACGCTAGACTCCGTATTCAATACGGGGCATTTGGTGATATCGTGGGGTTTACCCTTACCGCCCCTACGGTGGCTTTCAATCAAAATGCTGGATTGGCTGGAACTGGAACCGTTACTTTTAACGGGATAGTTGAAGCTGGTGGTTGGAATATTATCCCCGGCACAATGACGGCTGTCTTAGCCAATGCGAAGCAAGAGACTAGGCCGGAATGGTTTGGGGCTTCCTTGGCTGCCCCTGGTAACATTAACGCCGCCGCCTTTACGCTATGGGTTGCGGCTGGCGGTGGGCTTTTCGTCGTCCCGCCCGGTACTTGGGCGCACACCGGCACCTTTGTTCCGTCCGCTAGCAAGCCGACGATCCTTTACGGAACCGTGGGAACCCTGAATACAGGCGCTTATTACCCCCTCGGATACGACCTGACGGCTGAATTCAACCTCACCGGAGACGCCAATATCACCGGTAATGAAACGGTTGACGGAAATCTAAATGTTGGATTAAGCCTTGGGGTAACGGGGGACGCGAACGTGGATGGCGCTGTCAACGGGGCCGACGTCACAGCGGTAAGTTCGGTCACGGCAGGAACATCCGTATCTGGAGCAACCGTCTCGGCTACGACAACCGTTACGGCAGGAACCAATGTTATTGCGAGCGGCGGGTATGTTCAAGCCGACTCCGGTTCCGGGGCACTAACGCACCGTGCGGCAGGCGCTGGGCAGGTTATTGTAGGCGCGACCGACCCCATCATTCCAGCTAATACCTTGATTGGTCTTTACCAGTACGTGAAGGTCATTTTTGGCGGATCAGGAACAGGGACTAGCCCCACCATTAGCGTTACCGTGGGGGGCATTACCGTATTTTCCGGTTCCCTTAGCAACGCTAGTGGCGGCACGTTTACTTACCACGGTGAAGTTTTGGTTTTCAGAACCGGCGCAGCCACTTTTCAATCTTCTGGATTCGCTGTTATCAATTCTACGGCTGCGAATACCATCAATAGCGTTAGTGATGACCGGGACGCTGGCGCGATTACGTGGGCCAACGGCAATACAATTGTTCAGGCTTCGGACGCCGGGAACACAAAGAAATTCACCCTGTTTGAAGTCTATCCCTATGACGGGACTTAAGGAGATAAACAATGAGCGCAATTAATGCCTTTACCCAATCGGGGACAATCGAAACCGCAGGAAGTCAGGGTATATCCTATTCCACCCTCGGCTTCGGTTCCATTGGTTTTTCCTTGGCGGGCACTTTCACCTCTGGGACGATCACCCTAGAGGGAACTATTGACGGAAACTCTTGGACGGTGCTTGCTGCCTATAAGGCTCAAACGTCCTACACATCAATCACAACCACGGGCAATTACATCGCTTCCGTAGTTGGATATACCGAGGTAAAGCTAGTCCCAGATTCTTTCGTGGGGCAGTTACTAGTTACGGCAAACATTACAACGCCATTCTTTTTTCTAGGAGCATCAGGTATGATTTCCACACTCACAGCGGAGTTACCGCTCCTGTCCTCTGGCGGTGCTGACCCAGTACTTTCAATCTCTGGCCTTACCGCCTATGGAACCGCGAATCAAGTTATGCGTATGAACGCTGGCGCTACCGCGCTGGAGTGGTACGACCCTACGGTGGGAAATATCACCGGCGTTACCGGGACTTCCCCGATTATCGTTACTTCCGGCAGCGGCCCTGTTCCTGACGTGACTCTGGCCGGGATGACGGGTGTAGGCTCCGCCAACCAAGTCGTCATGAGCAACGGGACGATCTGGGGGTACGAGAGCACCACGGGCACCGGAAATGTCGTCAGAGCGATTTCCCCTACATTCACGGGAACGGTCGCGGGCGCGGCTTCCAACTGGTCCGGTTCTATGGCGGTGTCGTTCTCTAACGCCTCCATCGTTGGTTTCGCTCTGGAAAATACAGATGTTACCCAGGTTTGGACTATGGGTATTTCTGGTTCGGCGGCTAGCCTCGCTCCTGCGGGGGCGCTCCTGTTCCGCGACTCATCTTTGGGTATGACTCGCGCCTACATCGAGACGGACGGGGACGCCGTCTTTACCGAGAATCTGGACGCGGATTCGTTCTCTGTCGGCGGAGTGGCTGGTGCCGCTGGCGGTACGTTCACCACCATCACTTCCATAACCGTTGTTAACGGGATAATCACCGCTATTTCAGGGAGCTAACATGGCCGCAACTTTTTCAATTCTAGACTGGATCGCCGCTAATGGGTTGGCCTACACAGGCTCCCTTTCCGGGGATTCCCTCAAAGTCCTGCGTGTGAACGCGGGCGAAACCGGCTTCGAGCTGGCAGCGGATTCCCTCACGACGGTAAACGCCACCTCCCCGCTTGTCGCTTCCGGCACAACCACTCGGACGCTTTCGATTTCCGGGCTGACCACTCTAGGCACCAGCGGGCAACTGCCCATCAGCAACGGCACCGCTTGGGGGTATCAGTCTAGCACGGGCGCGGGTAACATCGTCCGTGCCCTGGGTCCGACTATTCAAACCCTGACGGTGACGGGAACTGCCTTCACACTTCCGAACATCGCCATTGCGTCGACTACGACGTTCTTGACGATAGACTCTGGCGGTTTGGTGCTCCCACTCGCCATGGGAACGGCGGGCCAGTCGGTTCGGGTGAATTCCGGGGCCACGGCTTTCGAGTATTTCACGCCCGAAGTGGGGGACATAACCTCTGTTACGGGGACTAGCCCAATTATTGTGACCAGCGGAACTGGGCCAACTCCGAACGTGACGATTGCGGGGTTGACCACAGTTGGCACGGGAGGACAAGTCCCCATCAGCAACGGGACGGTTTGGCAGTACGTTTCCAGCACCGGCACGGGAAACAACGTGCGGGCCACTTCGCCTACCATAAGCGGCGCTCCAGTTATCAGCGACAGCAATGCGTCGATTCTCGGCCTCATATTTACAAACTCGGACGTTACTCAGTCCTATACGTGGGGTATTGGGGGTTCGGCGGCGTCCTTGGCTCCCGCAGGGGCGGTGCTCCTCCGTGACTCGACCGCAGGGGCTACGCGGATGTACGTCACCACGGCGGGCGGTTTCTCGATTTCTTGTACATCCCTCGGGTTCTTCGGGGAAACGCCGGTTACTCAACGGCCCGTTACTCAGTACCTGAACACGTCCTGGCCCAATCCGGTCACGGATACGACTGCTTTCAATACGGCGGTTTCGGTATTCCTGGCGAATTACATTGACCAGCAGCAGGCGCTCGGAGACAGTAGTGGATACGGCCTTTTCGATCTGGTATAATGGGCTATATTT